AGGCCCTAAAGCCTAGAATCTTCCATAAAAACTTATGGAAAACTGCACTCGATTGTGCTTCGCAAGAAGTGCTATTGTAGTCAGTTTCAACGGGACCCTCCATGGGTTAACCGAGTCACTGCAAAGTGTCTTAATCCCTATAAAATCTGTGGGATAAGGTTTGACAGTTCTGATTACAATTCTGAACGACGTAAGACGGGATTTTTACCTATTTATAGGTACCCTATTACCGAGTGAAAGAGTTGTCTGGGACCAGCGTGGGTCCGGCGGGTTAGCCGAGACAATGCGCTGGATGACCAGAATTTGGACATCCAAAGACCCTAATCAGGGACTCTGCGGCCCTAAGTCTGCCTGTGTCTAATCAACACAGAGCTTAGGAAACCGAAGTTGGATTCCAATAATGGAAATTATAATCGTAAAGATTATTCGTGACCTGATTTTTGTCACTGTACCATATAAAATAACTAGTAGATGAAGGTTAGTAACCGACGAATCTATAATGTTATATATAAAGGTATATACTGATCAGCGAACAAAGCTAAGTGCTTTTAGGTCTTAATGCCGGTAAACAACCCGCGCAGGCTTTAAACAGCCAACGGAGCAGCGTGAACTCCAATTCCGTGAGGAATGGACCTCCTATTTGATAGGAAGCGTGCGACCGCACTTAGGACGTTAGTTCGAAAGTGCTAATGTTTTGTAACCTCTGTACCTGGGTTAAAATCCGTGCACATGTTACTTAATATTAAGTATTCTAGAGCTAGCTAGTTCAATTATTAAAATACTATGATTTTAACACTAACTATTTTAACAGCCATGCTGTCTCTAGTGCATTATTTAGGAATAGAATCTATCCTATACATGGGTATTGGATTACCATTACCGGTGTATTTAGGTGCTCTTGCCCTATTAAGCGCAATTAGAGTGGTCATGTTCTTGTATAGAACAGTACCTGTGATTAGAAGAATGTATTCTAGTTTATCACGAATTGTAGAACGTGAAGAAACTCGATCAGCAGTTCCGGTTAAAGCTCCGGCAAACTCTCAAACTCTGGGAGTTAGAAAGTTTTCAACTTCTGCAAGACAAACTAAATCATTGTCTAATAGCACGTTGCCACATACAAATTTGAAAAAGGAATCAAAATCCCCTCCCCAACATTTATATAAAACAACGTTGCTACGATTGCGATTTTCATTAAAGGAAATTCAAGAGTTGTTCACCGTAAAAGGTGGGCGCCCGCTCGTAAACATATTCAAAGGAATATCTATACTTGCGGGTACTTCTTTAACATCCGGTTCAATTAGATATATTTGCCACTTCATTGTTACATGTCGTGGGATCTTACGATCTCAAGGAGTCCGTGGGCTAACAATTTATTTGAAAGCCACTGGGACCTCCCTGCAGCAATCACTTGGTGGTCATCGGGTATATGATAGTACAGCCATTTCTGGCTGCCGGTTTTCGCGAACGCGTACCGGTATACCTCGTTGGATTCCGTTCCATATAAGGACACGGATTCGACACGGTGATCCGACTGCGATACGAATGACTCTTACACTTATAAATGTGTATAGAATCTTCGAATTCCCTGGAAAGCTGAAACTTCAAACGATCACAAAGGGTTTCGCCGGAACAGATTCTCTGAATTCGTTCCTAATCTCGGTCATACCGCGGTTTATGGCACTCTTTGTTTGGAGCCGATTCAATCCCTCGTTTCTAAAAACAAGTTTGACGAAATGGGCACAAGAGGCCGTCTTCCCGATCTTTAAGGGAGGACCCGGTACTCGGGGAATTCTTGGTGAATGGAATTCCAGACCTGACATCACAATGCGGGCTATGGTTAGCCTTATGAAGTCTCCTATTCTATGGGAGGCTTTCACTGCATTATTAGGTCTATTTGAATACCCCAAAATCAATTGGGCAATCAAAATCATTGAACATGTCAAAGACATTAAGTTCAAACCTCTTAACGAGGAGGGAAAACCTCAACCAATTATCAAACCTCTACCATATCTAGGTAAACTAGGTACAAAGGAAGAGGCAGCTGGTAAAATCAGAGTTTTTGCTATGGTAGATGCTTGGACCCAATGGGCCCTGTATCCTTACCATAAAGCGCTATTTTTGATCCTTAGGGATATCCCTATGGATGGGACGTTTGATCAAACGGCCCCGCTTTCAAAAGTGAAAGCTGTGCGCGGATTGTATTCTCTGGATCTTTCCGCTGCAACTGATCGTCTACCTGTGCGAATCCAGAAGGAGCTCCTTGGAGCTCTTTTTGGGTATGAATTCGCATCAGCGTGGGCGAACCTTCTGGTCGGCAGAGTTTACAGATTACATATCGGTAAAAACCGATATCTGGACCTTAAGTACGAGGTTGGGCAGCCTATGGGTGCCCTAAGCTCTTGGGCTTCATTAGCCTTTACGCACCATTTTATTGTACAAGCTGCCGCATGGCGTGCAGGTTTCCCGAAATGGAAACTGTATACAAACTATGCTGTTCTTGGAGACGATGTAGTAATAGGAGATAAACGGGTTGTTACCCAATACCTTCTAATACTTCAGTCACTAGGAGTTGAATGCGGACTTCATAAGTCCCTTCTATCCCACAAGGGTACTGCGCTAGAGTTCGCAAAACGAACGATAGTAAACGGTGTAGATTGCTCCCCGATTTCCTTTAAGGAATATTGGGCAGCATCTAGATCGTTGGGAGCTTTTGTAGAATTATTCCGGAAAACCGGAATTTCTTTCGCATCAGCTCTTCAGGCCTTTGGTACGGGGTGGAAGGTTCGATCTTGGTTGAATAAACCAATCGGTAAACTTTCAGCCCGAATAAGACTTCTGGTGTTAGCTGTTAACATCCCCCAAACCCCGGAAATGGTTACCGAGTTCTTCGAACTTGGACGGGTTCCGGTGGCGCAGTTTAAAAATGATACGGAGGCCATAATGGCAAAATTCGTATCGACTGAGTTCAAACGGATAGTATCTCGTTTACTACTTTATTCTAATAAAGTAAGAGATTTCGATTCCGATGAATGGGGCCGAGATTGGGCAAGAGAAGTTGTTTCTTTTGCTCACAGTCTTAGTGTGGAAGGATTTTTAGGACTGGCTAAAATTGACAAAGTCTTTAAAAGCCAGGTCCTTCCACCTGTGAAACTGTTACGGGACGCATTTACGAATATTGCGAACCTGACTTGGCATCCAGCCAAAGTCCAAGGTATCGCCCAGACTCAAAAACTTGTTTCTGAGATTCATAATGTCAAAACCAATAACTTTGCTCAGTTGTATATAGAGTATTTAAGATTAAACCAAGAGGTTTCTTCTATGTCTCTACATGCGTTCGCGAAGGTAAGACCGCAAATTGCGGAGATACCTGGGTTATTAAACCCCCTTCAAATCCGATTATGGAAGAGATGGTCTGCGCTTATACAAGGTTCGCAAAATATAACTGGTTAGAACTGCCTTAACTATGTTAAAGAAGCTCTTAGAATTTACAGTGTCTCATCTGAGGACTGAATAATTCTATTAACTATTGAAATCGCATCTGAGCGACG